AAGTTGACTGAAGATGTAGAAAAAATAATTAGAAACGGAAATGGCCATCAATGATAGAGACTGTATTTGCACTTATCTTAACTTTAAATGGTTCTATGATAGAACACACATATAAAAGTTCATTAAGCGATTGTTTAAAATCAAAGCGCCTAGCTCAGAACGAGGTAAATCCAGAGCGAGTTGTATTTACTTGTAAGAAAGTAAAAGCTAAGACAGAAATATACATGGATCGAAAGAAAATTTTAAGTATAATATAATGATGAAGTTATTAAAAAGTTTATTAAAAGATATAGAAACAGACATAGGAGAGTGTCCTGAGTGTAGAGAGAACGTAGTATTCTTATCTATAGTGCGTGATTATTATAAATGTACAAATTGTGGTGAAGAGATTAAACAATATGTTAATGGCCACATAAAATATCTAGCCATGACTAAAGAGGATAAAAAATGGCTAAAAGAAAACCACTCTTCGGAGTAAGTAACTATCATAAACGTACACCTAAAAAGAGACCTGGTGTACACACCAAAAGATTAAATAAAAGAAAACCTCACCGCAAGAAGTATATTGGCCAGGGACGCTAATGTGGTGGCATTTTATCATTCTTCTTTTTTGGATTGATATAGTATTATTCTTAGTAATCTTGTTTGGAATCATTCTAAAGTACACACTATGAAATTTTTATTGATAATGACAGTCTGCTCACAAATAAATGCACAGTGCCTGCCGCCTATGCAGCATGACGTGCTTTACAGTAGTCATTATGACTGTGCCACTGCCGGCTATCTGAATGCTATGGGCGCAATGAGGCAAATAGGGCAAGATCTTGTCAATCAAGACCAAGTTGTGATCAGTTTTAAGTGTGAATCTGTTGATGAAATTTAATTTGTGCTCGTCAGGCTAGAAAAGCCCAACGAGCAAACAAAAGGTGTGAGAAGAGATCTTCTTCTTATACTAAAAAAATATTATTGACAAGCCTTGTTTTTTTATTATATATTCCCATATCAAATGAAAATAAACAAAAGAAAGGAGAGGTAGTATTATGGCTGATCCAGCAAAATACAAATCTTTATCTGTAAAACGTGATGACTGGAAAGAATTAGGTTTACTTGCAGATAAAACAAACAGAACCAGGTCGTCTATGATTGGTAGATTGATTAGGTTTTTTAAGGATAATAAAGGTAATGGTAAGAAAAATGGAAAATCAAACTAAGATTATATGCCCTACCTGTAAAGGCAATGGCTTTTACAGGATACCATACCACTTAGCAAAAGAAGAGATGCACGCACAGTGCACTGATTGTGATAGTGAGGGTGAGATAACAATTGATGATAATTATACACCCAAAGACTTAAGAGAGAAAGGTGTAATATGAAGAACAAAATTGACCGAGATAGGGGTACAAGTCCTGCAGAATTGCGTTCCTCTGGACCTAAGCATAGTGCCGAAAGGCCCGCGTCGAAGCTCGGCGTTAAGGGGGAGAGTATCAGACGTGATGTCTCCCTTGACGATATGGATAGAAGAAATTATTTAAAATTTTTAAAGAGGTTTTTTAAAGGTGACAATACCTGATCTGATAAGTGAGATAAAATATTATATAACTAAATTCTTTGACAAGATTTACTCTGTCATGGAACATGTTGGTAGTAAGATGAGTGTCTACGCATGGAACAAACGATGGAGGAACCGTGAAGAAGGAACAGGTTACGCGAAGAAACCCAGTAGCGAAGTCTTTGAACCAGTATCGACACAAGACGATTGTGAATAAGAAGAAAGAAACTGAAAAGAAAAGAGAGAAGAGTATGAAATTATTATATAGGTTGGAGTATCTTACGTGAGAAAGCAACCACCACAAGGCACTGAAGAATATAGAATTTATAAGAGAGGACTAGAGTTTACCTACGCCAACACTGAGCATGGCTTCCTTAAAAGATTGTTTCAAAGTATCTTTACTAGAGTTAAGGGTAACAAATATAGAAGTAGAAAGTATTTACCTAGAATAACTAAAGATGGATTAAAAGATATATACGACGAACAAGTCAGTAAACATGGTAAGAATTGTTTATATTGTGGTGAAGAGTTTACATTTACTAGACTTAAAAGAAATAGAGATCTTAAAGATGAGAAGATAAAACAAGTTAGAACTAATTGCTCTATAGATAGGTATGACTCTAATAGAACATATCAACGAGGTAATATTGTTTTCTGTTGTTGGGACTGTAATTTTAATAAAGGATCTAGTAATATAAGTGATTGGGTTAATTTTTTAAAAGTAAGAAAGAAGATAATAAAATGATGATAAAGAGACTAATAGTAAGACTTAGAATGTGGTACGCCGATATTCGTGGACATCATGGAAAACGATGGAATTATGAACCTGGCGACTGGTACATGGGGAGACATAAAAAGAAATGATAAAAAAAATAAATAAGTTTACTTATCCGGGTACGAATCGTGAGACCATAGATGGTAAACGACACTATGTTATTGGTGAGTATAAACTACCGTCGGTGACGACTATACTATCTGCGACTCAGAGTGAAGAGAAGAGAAAGAGTCTAGCAGCGTGGGCCGCGCGTGAAGGTAAGGAGAGAGCTAATCAAATCAAACAACGTGCCGCGAATCGTGGATCGTCTATGCATAAGATCCTTGAACATAAGATACTAGGTGAAGGCTACGCGGATATGACAGAGCTTGGACAACAAGCCACGAAGATGGCAGAACAGATCGCGGAGCGTGGATTGTGTAATGTATCAGAGTATTACGGAACTGAAGTCAATGTCTACTATCCTGGATTGTATGCAGGTCAAACAGATTTAATGTGTGTCCATAATGGGTCAGATACAATTGTAGATTTCAAACAAACCAACAAGCCAAAACAAAGAGAATGGATTACAGATTACTTCACACAAGGTGCTGCGTATTGCATGGCACATGACACCATATATGGTACACAAATAGATAAATTTGTTGTGATGATGTGTAGTGCTGATCTATATTATCAAGAGTTTATTCTACAAGGCAAAGAATTAAAAGAATATAAATATAAATGGTTAGAAAGACTTGACAACTATCACATAAATTCCTATATAGGTGATAGAAAGGATAACATATGAAAAAAAATAAAAGTAAAAAAATGTTAGAAGACATAAGTAATGAATGGGACGAAAATACTGATTATCTTCCTGTACCTGGTTTTAAACCAAACCAAAGAGAAGAAGATGATGAGTTAATAACTTATTTTCTAATCAATAAGAAACAAGGTATCATATCTAGTATAGAGGCTAGAGATGGTGATGATGCATGTCGTATCTTTAACAAGATAGATCCAATGGATAGAGAAGATTGGACTATTGCTGTTGAGTTAGGAGATCAACCTATAAGAAAGGATTATCACTAATGAGATATCAATACAAAGTAAGAGAGTTAGGCAAAGAAGAAATACAAGATATGGAAGCTATGTCACTCAAAAAACTAAAAGCAAAACTAGATCATAAAAAAGAATATGCTGTTGAATATATGAACAAGCATAAAAATTTTATATCTACAACAATAACTGGTAAGGAGCCAAAATGAGAAAGAAGAAAGTAAATAAGAAAGAAGATAAACTACATAAGATAGTAGACAAGTATATGAAACAATTCGATAAACTGATGAACAATGCATCTGATGACATAAATAAATTAGATTATGGTTGTAGTAGTCATGTGATATCATCTTTGATTATAAGACACTGTTCATCAAACATGACTCGTTATTATGATGTAATTAAGATCAAAGAGTTATTTCAAGAAATATTAGATGAGGAGTCTACAGCTGCAGTTATAAAAGCAAAATCAGATAGAGAAGAGGCTGTAATAAACTAATGAAATATATACTTATCATTGTAGTTGCTTTGACTTTGACCCATTGTGGTAAGGTCCAAATAGGTGACTGGGAGTGGGATCCTAAAACTGCAATGATGAGAGCAACCTTTGGAGTATCAAAATAATGGCAAAGAAGAAAAAGTTAACACAAGCTGATGTTGTAAAACTGTTAAAAACAGAACTACCCAAACATGGTTTTAGAGTATCTGAAACATCTATGTGGGACAGATACAATTCTAGGACTGGTAGGTGGAGGAAAGAGAAAAATGTACGTTAAACACTTACAAGAATATTTAGATCAATTTACAGATGGCAAGAAAGGTACTGCTGTCAGTAATGCTAAAGCCTACATGGAGATGGAAGATGGAACTTTGGCAGAAATAAGGCGTATGGAAGTGCTAGAATCTACTATTATTGGTGATTCATCAGTAATGGTTGTATTAAAAGCAGATAGAAGCCAAAAAATTGTCATAAAATCGCCATCTTTCAACAAATCCTAGCTCTGTGCCACTATAGTGGAGATTTTGAGCAAAAATTATTTTTTTTTATTTTTAAAAAGTTCATGGCACACTTGGCACACCCTGTTTTTAGCTTATTATCGTTGGTATCATTGACTAATAGCTGTGCCACGCCCTTTGGCACACTTGGCACACTTCCCTACTTGGCGCGCGAGACCTTTTTGAGTTTTGAAAAAACTTTATTTGCCCTAAAATCTCCCTTATATAGAGATTATGCTTAAGCGGAAAAAATCAAAATATAAATGTGCTGTAATTAATAAGAAGAGGTATTACTTCTATAGCATTAAGTGGGCAGACATCACCGGGGATTCTGCACACGCCACCATCGATGAGTTCGACAGATTCATGCCGTGCATAATGGTAACTCAAGCTTATGTTTATAAGAAAGACAAAAAACATCTTTGGACCTTTAGTTCTTATGATCAGAATGACGAGGTGTTTTCTGATCGGAATGTGTTTCCTCTTGGTTGTATTCTAAAGATGGAGAAGGTTCTACTGTAATAAGTTTATTGTCATCTAATATTTGTTTCATTCTAGATTCTAATTCTTCTTCAGACAACTGGTCTAAGTTTCCAGTCATAATTAATTTCTGATCTATATATAATCCAGCAGCTTTACCTCTAGCAACTTCTGCATTTGTAGCTGCAGACCATGCTCCCTTCAGTCTAGCTTCATCTCTGATTCTAGCTAGCTCTGTAATATGTTTCTCAAAGTTAACTCCATACTTCTCTTGTACCTCACGTCTTAGTTCACCAATATATTTTGCAACCAAAGGATATACTCTTGGATTCTTTAGTTCAGATGCAGACTGTCTTGGTCTTGTAGTGTATCCAGCTGACTGTGCACACTCTGCAGGACTCTTCCTACCTTCGTTATATACAAGTAATTCTGCAAACTTCTTCTGTTTATCTGTTAATACTGGTGTTCTTGTCATAATTTTGCTATACATTTTTGTACGAAATAAGTCAAATTAAAAAGGTGTTGTTCGATGAAAGCAGAGTCAAAATTTTGGAAACAAATCAAGAAAAATACACCCAAAATACAGTGGACTAGACTGGAATCTTGGAGTTCTTTTGGTGTACCGGATCTGTTGGGATATGCGGATTCTTGTGGTTTTTTCATGGTTGAGATGAAGGTAGCAAAGAGCCCTAAAGTATCGTTCTCACCACATCAAAAACTATTCCATATGACTCGTACGAAACGTAATTTCATCTTGCTTCAGACAGACGATCCACGACACGTAAAACTTTATGAGAGCGCCGCGATCCACGGCTTGCTGCTCGATCATCGCGAAGCTCGCTGCTTGGCGCTTGATGATTGGGATCACATTCAGCGCTTGCTGCTTAACTTGCCGCTTGATGCTTGACGCTTGTTGCTTGACGCTTGTCGCTTGATGCTTGAAGCTCGCCGCTTGCGCCTTGGAGCGTAGTACTCAGGGCCATGCTTCGGTAATAGATCTGGATGTGTATATAGTTTAATGCTCATAGTATTCTACGTTAGGAACTTTCCTGTCCCAACACGCGCGACACGGTCCGCACTTGTTGCCGTTCTGGGGCGCTGGGCATGTTTGCGAATCCTGAACATGACTGGTCCTGTTGCTTCCATGAGCTCTTACTGTAGATGTCCACGGCCAGAACTTGACTGGCGGCTGGTCAATCATATGTGAAGAGATTCTAATTGTAAGATTACCAGGGACCGCTTCTGGATCTACCAGCTTCAGGAATTTCACCTCCCGCGTTGGTAGCCAGTGTCTGGTCCCCGGTGTTCGGACACAAACCTCAAAAATTTGTTTCAGGTGCCATGCGCTCTGCAGGTCTCCGCTGTCGTGCCATCTAAAATATGGCTGCTTGCCGATCAGGGTCACCATGGCGTCGACCCATTCTGGATGATTCAGGCTGGCCAGTCTACGGTCCAGCGCATCGCGGACGTTGCTGAATCTATACCTGCCCTTCAGGGCGTAACAGCCAGCGCAGACGCTGCCTGGTACTTTGACAAGCTTCGCGCCTGTAATACATTTGTATGCTGGCAGGTTATAAGCCGGGCCAGGCATCTTCGACGGCTTGCTCAGGCCGCCTGTAATTTTTTTTGCTTCACTTACTTTCATCGATTTGCTCCAGTCTGTGAGCGATATGATTGTGAGCTATGAAGAAGCCCAGCCAGAGCAGGCGCTGCTCTTCTGGAATGTGAGATCCAAAGTAGTCCGTAATCTCTTTTTCTGTTTTTAATGTCACGACGAAGTTATTTTTTTTTATTTGCATATGTGTCCTTTTGTTAGTGTTACGCCCTGTTGAAGTTTTGAATAGCGCGACAGGGCAACGGGCTAATGATCTATTTATAACATAAATTCCCATACATGTCAAGCTTGTCGCTTGCTGCTTGTGGGCCCACCCTCCCGCTCAGGTCTATATCGTTGGTGCTTGAAGCTTGGAGCTTGCGGCTTGTAGATTTTACCGCCAGATTTAATTTTGAAGCTACAGTATTTCTTCCACGGGTCCATGCTTATTGCCAGATCCGCTACGAAGCTTTTTTGCTGAGCGCTTGACGCTTGCAGCTCTATTGTTATTTTTTTCATTTTTTTCCTTTTGTTTTATCCAGTAGCCAGCATCCATCCTCATTGTCTTCTGGGCTGCTAGTTGCTTGAATGTTATTGTTGTCCATTTCACCATAAAATTTTGTCCTTTCTTTGGCCAAACACGCTGAAGCCCAGCGGCAATTGTTTACCGGTCGACCAGGGCTTAAGAGTAATTAACTCTGTGCTTGACCCCAGATCCAATTCCGTCTGTGATTAAAAAACCACCAATGAGACGTTTATTAGATCTGGGCTCAAGGGCGTTGCACTTTGTTGGGTTTCAACAACAACGCCTAAGTCCCCATTATTGCAAAATAGGCAATGCCAATAGCACCGACTATTCCAATAAGTAAAAATAACTCTAAAATCATTTCTATTGACTATATAGGAATTTCTGTTATAAATTTCAAGTATTAAAAATAACAAAAGGACATATATGAGTAAGATACGTATGAACACCGAATACAGAAACAAATTATTCAATAGAATAAAAGATGTATTCGAGAAAGAAGAAACGCAAGAACGTCAAGCATTTATGGAAAGCCGAGAAACTTTCATTGAAACGCAAGGACACGCATTTGATGTTGCACGTGCAGTTGTAGAGAGGTCATATCCCTCTACTGATGTTGCCACGTTAAGACATTTCAAAAAGAAATATGGCGACCCGTGTGATGTAGTTGCAAAAGATAAATGCTTTTACTTTTCACATAATGAAGATGTTGATGAGGACGGCGACCAAACAGAAACAAAATCACACTTTGATTTTGGTTTATATGGTAATCTCAATGGTAATGAGTATAGTGGTCAAGAAGATACTGAACACTTTGCACACGCATACTACCGAGAAGAACTGAAAGCCAATGGCTTAAATGCTGATATACTTGCACAACAAAGTGGCAAGG